ATTCGTATCCCTCTCGAGTCAAGGAACCCATAGGAGATAATTATGGCAATTAACCAAGCTATATGTAATAGTTTTAAAGTGGAGATCCTGAAAGGCCTGCATAATTTTACGGCAACGACGGGGAATACTTTTAAACTAGCGCTATACGATAGTGAAGCAACATTAAGTAAATCAACAACTGCTTTTCAACAAACTGATGAAGTAGCAAACTCAGGAACTTATTCTGAAGGAGGTGGGACATTAACATCTGTAACACCAACTTTATCCTCAGATACCGCTGTATGTGATTTTCAACCAGACTTATCATTTACAAGTGCAACTATTTCTGCACAAGCTGCTGTTATTTATAACAGCTCCACTGTATCTGGTTTGACTACAAACGCTGCAGTTTGTGTTCTTGATTTTGGCGGAGTTAAATCTTCAACTGCTGGCACGTTTACAATTACGTTTCCTGCTGCTGAATCAACCGCTGCAATCATAAGAATAGCATAAGGAGATAAAACATGGCCT